TACGGCGGCGCTTTGTGCCTGGGTGAAGGGGGTGGCGCCGGGGGCGGTGACGCATCTGCTGGCCTATTTGCCGACCGTGCTTGATCCACTGGCGCCGGAAGCCAAGCGGGCGAACATGCCGGTGGGATGGGCTTCCCCCGCCTTCGATGTGTTGCAGCTGGAAGATTATGACTGGGTGACGGAGGGGCGGCCGACCCGCACGGCGCGAGGCGTGGAGCTGGCAACGGATCGGCTCGGCTATCCGGTTGATGAGCAGCATTATTTTTCGGGTTTTGTGCTGATGTCGGAGCAGGCCGCGCATTGGCGGCGGATCGCCGATGCGGCTGACGCGGCGGTGCGGCGTGGGACAGCGGCGACCTTTATATGGGCGCTGCCGCAGGTGGCGCGGGACGGCTTCACCTGCTTCAGACTTCAGGGGGAGGAAGAGATGCAAGCCTTTGATGATGTGGCCTTTCCACTGAGCATCGGGCGGGAGGCGAGTTTGGCGCCCGCCTTTTCAACGCAGATCGTCGAGAGCCCTTCAGGGCATGAGCGGCGGAGCAGCGATTGGGCGGATGCGCGGCTGTCCTTCGATGCGGGGCCGGGGGTGCGATCGGAGGCGGATATCGGCGAATTGATCGCCTTTTTCCGGGCACGGCGGGGGGCGGCGCGGGGGTTCCGTTTCAGCGACCCTTATGATGATCGCAGTTGTGCGATCGGCGAGGTTCCGGGTGCGCTGGATCAGCGGCTGGGCATCGGTGACGGAATACGGACGGAGTTTCCGCTGCAGCGATTCTATGGCGAGGGTGAAGAGGCGCAGGCGAGGCGGATCACGCGGCCTGTGGCGGGCAGCATCCGCGTTGCGACCGATGGCGTCGAGCTGGCTGACGGGTGGAACCATGCGGGAATGGGCGTCATCGCCTTTGACGAGGCTCCGGCAACGGGCGTGTTGCTGACGGCGGGCTTTCGATTTGATGTGCCGGTGCGCTTTGCCGAGGATCGGCTGGATATCAACCGTGCAACCTTCGCTGCCGGCGAAGCGCCTTCTGTCCCGTTGGTGGAGATACGGGAATGAGCGGGGTGGAGGCTTTGGAAAAGCCGCTGGCGACGTTGGCCTTTTGCTGGCGGCTGGAGCGGCGGGACGGGGTGACGATTGGCCTCACCAGCCATGATCGCGATCTGGAGATTGGCCATGTCCGCTATCGCGCTGCGCCGGGGGTGATGCCTTCGGCGATCCGGAGCGGGATCACGGCGGATGGAAGCGATACCGATTTGCAGGGCGCGCTGGTGGCCGACGCGATCAGCGAGGCGGATCTGATAGCGGGCCGGTGGGACGGGGCTGGGCTGGAATTGCGGCTGACCGAGTGGGACGCGCCCGGCGAGATGTGGCTGCTGCTGGCGAAGGGTGAGATTGGCGGTGTGGCGCGGAAAGGCGGAGCCTTCACGGCGGAGTTGGTGGGGGCGATGGCGGCGCTGAAGGCTCCGGTTGCGCCATCGACTTCGCCCGATTGCCGGGCACGGCTGGGGGACCGGCGGTGCCGGATCGATCTGGCGGGGCGGCGGAAGGTCGTGGCGGTGGATGGCGCGGAGGATGTCGAGCTTGGCGTCTCCGGGCTCGTGGCGGGGGCTTATGCCTTTGGCACGCTGAGGTGGATGACGGGGCCTAATGCCGGGGCGGTGCAGGGGGTGGTGGACAATGGCTCGAGCGTCCTGACGCTGGCCGACCCGCCGGCCTTTGCCGTGGAAGCGGGGACGCTGGCGCTGCTGACGGAAGGGTGTGACCGGCAGTTGGAGACGTGCAGGGCGCGCTTTGCCAATGCGGTCAACTTCCGGGGCGAGCCTTATCTGCCGGGGACGGACCTGCTGACGCGCTATCCGGGCGCATGAGGGCGGAGCATGTGGTCGCGGCGGCTCGCGATCTGGTGGGAGTGCGGTTCCGGCTGCACGGACGGGGCAAGGAAGCGGGCGTGGATTGCGTGGGACTGGCGGCGCTCGCATTCGGGCGGGTAGGGCCGCGTGCGTATGGCTTGCGATCAGGTGACGAGGCGCGGGCGCGGGCATGGCTGGCGCAGGCGGGCTTCGTGGCGGTGGAGCGGGGGCAGGCGGGCGACCTGGTGCTGGTGCGGCCAGGGCCATTGCAATTGCATCTGATGATCCGGACGCCGGGCGGGCATGTGCATGCCCATGCGGGGCTGGGGCACGTGGTCGAGACGCCGGGGCCTTCGCCCTGGCCGGTCGTTGGCCATTGGCGCATGACAGAGGAGGGGACATGGCGACTTTAGTGCTGACGGCGCTGGGCACGGCGATCGGCGGGCCGCTGGGCGGAGCGATCGGCGGGCTGATCGGCAGCAGCTTTGACCAAGCGGTGCTGTTCAAGCCGAAGGGGCGCGAGGGCAGGCGGCTGACCGACCTGCAACTACAGACTTCCACCTACGGCGTGCAGCTTCCGAAGCTGTTCGGGACGATGCGCGCGGCGGGATCGGTCATCTGGGCGACGGACCTCAAAGAGAAGAAGAACCGGAGCGGCGGAGGCAAGGGGCGGCCGAGCGTCACGAGCTACAGCTATTCGGCGAGCTTCGCGGTCCCCCTGTCCGCGCGCAGGGTGCGAGCGGTCCGGCGGATCTGGGCGGACGGCAATCTGCTGCGCGGCGCGGCGGGCGATTTCAAGACCGGACTGAATGCGTTCCGCCTGCATCTCGGCGATGAGGATCAGGCTGCCGATCCGCTGATCGCTTCGGCTGAGGGGATCGATCGGACGCCGGCGCACCGAGGCATTGCCTATGCTGTGTTCGAAGATCTGCAACTTGCGGATTACGGCAACCGTATTCCGTCGCTGACATTCGAGGTGGACGCCGACGACGAGCCGGTGACGCTGCGCATGGTGTCCGCGGACCTGAGCGAAGAGTTGCTAAGCGCGGAAGCGGAGGAAGAGGTGGGCGGCTTTGCTGCGGGCGGGGCGGACGTAGCCGACGCGATCGGGCCGCTGGTGGAAGCGTGGAACCTTGCATTTGTAGCGGACGAAGGCGGCTTACGGCTGACGGGCGCGAATGGAGAGGACGAGCCGGCGGAGATCAGCGCGGCAGCCCTGTGCGTGCGTGCGAATGGACGGGTCGTCGATCCTCTCGAACAGTCCGGCGAGGGAACGGATGCGGCGCCGCTCGCACTGTCGCTGAGGCATTATGATCCCGCGCGAGATTATCAGGCGGGTGTGCAACGCGTCAGCCGTCCGGGTTCTGGCCGGGTGGAACAGGGCATTGAGCTGCCGGTAACGATGACGGCCGACACGGCGCGGCAGTTGGCGGCGCGGCGGCTGGGACATAGCTGGGCGGGGCGGTCATCAATGACGCTGCGATGCGGCTGGGAGGCGTTGCGGCATCAGGCTGGCGATCTGGTGACGGTCGAAGGGCAGCGGGGACGCTGGCGGATCGAGGAACGCGAGTGGGAAGCCATGGCGGTGCGGCTGGCTTTGCGCCATGTGCCTGGTGCTGGAGGCGTGCCGCCCGTCGGCGCGTCGTCCGGCGTGATCGTGCGGCAGGCGGATGCGCCACATGGGCCAACGTCGCTGATGCTGATCGATCTGCCGCCTTTGCGAGAGGCTGCCGCCGCTGCTCCGGTGATCGTCGCGGCGGCGAGCGGCGGGGAAGGATGGAAAAGCGCAGCGCTTTTCACGATGAGCGAAGGCGGAGAAGCCTTTCCTGTGGGGTTCACCGCGCCACGAGCGATAATGGGGCAAGCGGTCGAGGCTTTGGGGGAAGGCAGCTGCACTCTGATCGACGCGGTCAATATGGTGCACGTGACACTGATTGCTCCCGACATGGAGCTGGGCGACGCCGATGAAGTCGACTTGGCGCACGGACGCAATCTCTGCCTGCTGGGGAAGGAGCTTCTGCAATTTTCCCAGGCTGTGCAGACTGGGGCTGCGACCTTCCGGCTGGAAGGTCTGCGGCGGGGGCTGTGCGGAACGGAATGGGCGATGACGCACCATGACCCCGGCGAGCGTTTCCTTTTGATCGAGGAGGAACGGCTGATGGAGCCTCCCCTGATCAAGGAGATCGGAGGCGCGTTGCGGCTGGCGGCGGTGGGGATCGGCGATGCCGAGCCCGTCGAAGCGACTCTGACAGTCAGCGGCGAAGCGGTGACGCCTATTGCCCCAGTCCATATGCGCGCTGCGCCCGATGGCAGCGGCGGCCTGGCGATCAGTTGGGTCAGGCGGAGCAGGATCGGGTGGCGATGGGCCGGTGGAGCGGATGTGCCGCTGGGCGAGGAGAGCGAGCGATATGAACTGCGTGTGACGAGAGGCGGGGACCTGCTGCGACGAGCCGAAAGGACTTCGCCGGTCTGGTCATATGATGCGGCCGCGATCGATCAGGATGGTGA